AGGTGGCTAAACGGGTTTTCACTGACCCAGAAATCCCCTTTGATTACGATGCTTTTGATGCGAGCGCGCCCTTTGTCGGCGAAAATGTACATATCTTGGATTTGTATCAGAGCCTTGATTGGAATACTTTACGAGTTGATATTACAACCGCTGTTGAAGAGGGATGCAAAGCAGTATTCATTGACCCTATCACCAACCTCACTAATGGTATCGACGCCGCACAAGCAAATACAGTATTGCAGGAGTTCGCACAAGAACTTGCTTACCTAGCTAAAGATTTGAATATCCTCATTTTCCTATTCTGCCATTTAAAAGCTCCCGAGTCCGGTCCTCCACATGAACGCGGTGGGAAAGTATTCTCTTCCCAGTTTGCAGGGAGCCGGGCCATGATGCGTTCATGCCACACCATGTTAGGTCTTGAGGGTAATAAAGACCCAGACCTCCCCGAAGAAGAGCGTAATACACGTAGGCTTGTTGTATTGGAGGACAGAGCGTTCGGTGCAACCGGATATGTCAACCTATATTTCGATATTAATACAGGTATTTATCACGAAATTCCTAAATAGAAAGTAATTAAAAATGTCCTTTAAAGACCCTGAACGACAACAGTTTTATGACATTGTTGAGGAACATTATAAGTCTAACTTCGAGAAGGGTGTTAAGAAGCTCTCTCGTTATTTAGGTAGCAGGTATGCAGCCGAAGATATTCTACAAACTGCATACACTAATGCGTTAAGCTATTGGAATACATACGATAAGACAAAGCCGTTTGATAATTGGTTTCGTATTGTAATTAACAATGCTATCCGAGCACACTTCAAAACAGAGATTATGCACGGCATGATTGACGGGGATGTGTTCATTCAAGAAGAGACTGAAGAAAGGATGTTAAAGCCTTTTTTTAAGAACCTTGAACTTAAGCCACTACTCGCATACATTGAGAAGCAAGCTGACAATATTAAACACATTCTGAAACTATACCTAGTAGAAGGGTACAACTCGAGAGAGATTGAAAAGGTTGTACCAGAGAGTGCGACTAATATTCGCAAGATTGTTCAAAGATTTAGAGACGAAGTTAAACTTAGATATTCATGAAAATAGCAACATTCGATTTAGAATGTGACGGCTTTTTAGAAACCGCAAAAACAATTTGGTGTGCTGTTGTTAAAGACCATGACACGGGGTCTAGGCATACTTTTAATCCCAATAATATTGACAAGCTTGTTGATTTTCTCAGTACGTATGAGTGTCTCATTGGGCATAATTGTATCCAGTATGACTTCCCGATTTTAAAGAAACTTTATAATTGGCAATACTCGGGACAAATTAAAGATACCCTCCTGATGTCCCGACTACAAAATCCACAACGTCCACTACCTCCTGGCTACATGGGAAAGAACTCCCATAGTGTTGAAGCTTGGGGCTACCGCGTAGGTATCTCAAAGATTGAACACAATGACTGGACTAAATACACACCGGAAATGCTAGAAAGGTGTGAACAAGATGTTGAAATACAATACCTTATCTATCAAAAACTCTTAAAAGAGGGAGGCGATAGATGGGATAGGGCGCATAAACTTAATGCGAAAATCTTTTCGTATCTTCAACAACAAGAACAATACGGTTGGCTAATTGATGAAGTGCATTTAGATAATTGCATAAGAACACTGGATAGGTGGATAGCAAAAATTGACAAGGCTGTTATCCCTCACCTACCTGTTGTTTGTGAAAAACTTGAAAGTAAAGCCGGAGAAGAATACAACTATGTTAAAAGACCATTCAAGAAAGACGGATCGTATAGCGAGATTTGTTTACGCTTTCTCTCTCAACTTAACGATCCTAGTGTGGTTGTTTCTGGGCCTTTTAGTCGTCTTACGTTTCGCAAGATTGATTTAAATAGTGTCGATGAAGTAAAAGACTTTTTAATTTCACAAGGTTGGAGACCGGAGAAATGGAATACAAACGATGAAGGACAGAAAACATCTGCCAAGTTCTCTAAAGACGATCCATTCCAAGGCATTGAAAGCAAAATTGGTAAGGTTATTGCGAGACGTATTCAATGCAGACAAAGGCGTTCCACGCTTGACGGATGGCGACAAGGACTACGACAAGATGGTAGACTTTGTACAAGGACAGCAGGTATTGCGACTACTGGAAGATTACGACATTCTGTGGTTGTCAACATCCCAAGTCCGCACAGTAAAGCATTTTTTGCAAAGCAAATGCGACAATGCTTCATTACGAAAAGAGATTGGAAACTTGTTGGAGTAGATAGTAAGGGTAACCAGATGCGGCAACTAGCCGCACGAATGAATGATGAAGAGTTTACTAATGCTGTTTTATTCGGTAAGTCAGAGGATGGTACAGACTTACATTCATTAAATCAAAAGAAAACGGGGGCTAAAAGTAGAAGCCTTGCCAAAAACTTTTTCTATGGTTGTATTCTATTTGGTGCTGGTGATAGTAAAACTGCAAAGCTTCTCGATACAACGGTTGACAAAGCTAGGGAAATCAAGAAAGAATACCTAACTAATATGCCTAAGTTAAAGGCTGTTATTGATGGCCTAGCAAGGGAATGGCGTATCACTGCCAAGCGCCGTTTCAATCATAAGTGGAATAGAATTGAATACTACGATGGTTACATAACTGGATTGGATGGTCGTCCCATCTTAGTTGCTTTTGAGAAAGATCTTCTTTGCTATGCCCTTCAGTCTGATGAGGCAATACACATGGGGGTAGCCTATGTGATGATACATAAGTGGGCAGAACAAAGAGGGTGGGTGGTAGGTAGAGATTGGGGTATGTTGATATGGATGCACGATGAATACCAAATGGAAGCACGAACTGAAATAGCTGAAGAACTTGCCTTGCTTGCTTGTAAGGCTATTCAATGGGCAGGTAGATTTCTAAACATTAAGTGTCCGCATGATGGAGACTATAAAATTGGAAACAACTGGTACGAAACACATTAGTAATAAAGATTTTCAAGAGTATACAGTTAAATGGACGGAACGGTATACTAAAGATTTAGATAAACAATTGTTTATTATAACTACTGGATTAGCCGGAGAAGCAGGTGAAGTAGTTGATCTAATAAAGAAATCCGTTAGAGATGATAAAGAAGTTGATAGAGAAAATTTACTTCTAGAATTAGGAGATGTTTTGCACTATCTCACAATAATGGCCATTAGATTTGGTTTTGATTTAGAACAAATAATGCAAGCTAACATAGAAAAACTTGAAAAAAGAAAGAAAAATAATGTTTAATGAGAAATGGAACCTACGGTTCTTGCATTTAGCACAGACAATTGCTCTATGGAGTAAAGACCCTTCTACTAAAGTGGGGGCTGTCATTGTCAGGCCAGATAAGACTATCGCATCAGTAGGTTATAACGGTTTCCCTAGAGGGATGGATGATGATGGTAGCTTATACTTGGATAGGGAAGAGAAGTATGATCGCATCATTCACGGTGAAATCAATGCCATCCTAAATGCGAAGGAACCCCTTAACGGCTATTGCTTATACACCTATCCACTTGCTCCGTGCAATAGGTGTGCGGTGCAGGTTATTCAAGCGGGTATAACCAAGGTGGTCTTTCCTAAACTCGAGGAAGATTTGAGAGAACGATGGGGTGCAAGTGTAGCGAGAACAAAAGAATATCTTGATGAAGTTGGAGTTGAGTGGGAAGAAATATAGGAGATAGTTATGGCTGACTTCTGTAATCAATGTGCACAAGATCATGGTTTTCCTATTGGTGATTTAGCTCGGCTGACAAAAGAAGAAGATTGGGCTAAAGGAATGTCAGTAGTTGTTATTTGTGAGGGGTGCGGTATAACACAAGTTGATCCAGAAGGTTATTGTATTGGTGGGTGTGAGCCCCATCAAACAACGGCTGCTCACTATTCTCCTAGGTCTTTGTCATAAGGAATTGATATGGCTGGATATTATTTAAAAGCTGCTACTACTCTAGGGGGGCCAGGGTATTATTATGAAGTAGAAGCCTGTGTTGGCTATTATAAAACTTTAGAAGAAGCTAAAATACAAAAAGATATTGAAGAAATGTGTTGGTCTGATGAAGGAATAAATTATTATATTCAAGAAGGTCCATACCCATATTGGGAAGTGGATAATGCAGAATACGATGACTTAATACAGAGAGTGATGAAGTAATTGTCACACTTTTAATAATTAGGTATATATATACATAGAATGAATAGGAGTAGATATGACACTTGAGTTAAGAAGTCCTAAGCACCCTTTCTATACAGGGCAACGTAAACCCAACCGGAAATCTAAGGATGATCCTGATTGTTGGGAACTATACCGATTAAAACATCCTGAGTATAGTGTTGATAAAGAAGAAAGTTTAACTGATATTCCTAATTTTTTAGATAAAACAAAAGAGGCAAAGTAATGGCTTTAAATTCTAATAAGCTTCCGTCTAGTAGTGGTAATCTGAAGATTGAACCGATGCCCGCTGCTACCTATCCAGCACGTATTGTTGGTATTGTTGATTTGGGTTTGCAAGCGCAGTCTCCGTTCCAAGGAAAGGACAAACCACCGACTTATAAGTTTGCTTTTACTTATGAGTTTGTCGATGAGTTTCTGAAGGATGCTGACGGGAAGGATATGAAAGATAAGCCCCGCTGGCTGACTGAAGTGATGCCTATTCATAACCTCTCTGCTGAAAAGGCTAAGAGTACTATTCGCTATAAGGCTATCGATCCTGAAAATAAACACAAGGGTGATTTCAGTAAACTCATTGATATTCCGGTTATGGTAACTGTTGTTCATAATCCGAATAAGAAAGTAACAGGAGCGGTATGGGAGAACATTGGGGGCGTAGCCGCAATGCGAGCGAAGGATGCAGAGAAGTGTCCTAAGCTTGTCAACAAACCCTTTGTATTTGACTTGGATACTCCCGATGTTGAAGTGTTTAATGCAGTGCCTAAGTTCCTGAAAAAGCTTATTACCTCTGGCTTAGAGTTTGAGGGCTCAAAGTTAGAAACCCTCTTAACTAAGTCTGGTTATAAGGCTGAAGAAAAAGAGGCCCCTGAAGAAGAGGCAGCCAGTGAAGAAAGTCCCTACTAATTTACAACCGCTCTTGGATGGGGACATACTCCGCTACGAAATAGGCTTCGCAGCGGAAACAGGTTGGCACGCTATTACAGAAGGAAGGGAAAGTGTGCCACCTTTTGATTATGTCGAGCATCTTCTTCTCTCTCGTATTGATATAATTAAGGAAGCCTGTAATACGAGTTTGTTCCCTAAGATATTCATCACCGAAGGTAAGACGTTTAGGTATGATATTGCTAAAACAAAACCCTATAAGGGAACACGGGTTGATAAGAAACCTTGGCACTACCGAAATCTAACAGTGTATTTAACAGATGTTTTAGGTGCTGAAGTTGTTAGGTATATAGAAGCTGACGATAGAATTGCGATCTTACAAAGTCAATCGCCTGATACGTACATTATCTGTTCCAGGGACAAGGATTTAAAGCAAGTCCCTGGTTGGTTCTATAGTTGGGAGCTAGGGAAGCAACCGTCTTTTGGTCCCTATTTAATTGACCAAAAGGGTACGCTCGAGATTTCGGGGGATAGGAAGAAACTAGTTTCTACTGGATTAGCTGCCTTTTATGGACAAGTGCTTA